TCTGAGACAACATCTGGCAAGGCTGGGACGGAAGTCACTGTCGTTCTCAAAATCGGTGGAGCTGCATGACAAGGTCATCGGGCATTATCTGAACATAAAACACTATCAGTAAGTTGGAGTCATTACCCTATAGCTTTATTAACCAGTGTATACATAGGATATCGTGATTTATTAAATAAAGTATTTAATAATACAGTGGTTAAGTGGGGCGTAACTGGCTTTACATATTCAGTATGCTTATGGATCGCAAAGTTTAAGCTTGACATAGCTTATGGTATAGCCCCAGAAAATCTTAATTACTCAACATTAGCTTATGCTTTCATGCTCTCATTTCCAATAGGAGCAATGATTTGTGCAACTACAGTCTATATATACATATTTTTGCGAGATGTATCCCCAGCAAAAATAGTAATATCCTCTATGATTTCAGTATATATTGGAAACTTGGCTCAACATCATATACAGGTGAACAATCTTCCTGAAAAAATAATATTAATAGGACTCATAATTATGGTCCCCTATAACATGGTCAATCTAGCCAGTTCATTAGTTATTAAAAGGAAATTTAATTTTAATCGTTTAGTATCAGGCTTATCCCTTTTTGCTGTGTCAGTTGCTCTTTTTATTATTAGCATGACAGCAATGAAATATATTGAAAGATTTCAAGAAAAGTTTATTTTTCTTGATGCAAGAACATCTACGACATGTGGTAGCCCAGAAAGCAAATCTCTTTATATTGAAAAAAATGAAAATCAGTGTTATAAAATATCAGGAAATAAATTCTCGGAGTTAAGACTAACTCTTGTAGATAAAAACATCCCGAATATAAATAATAAGGGCACTTCAACTTATGAACAAAAATAACCCTGCTAATTCATTTTCTATAGAAGCAAGGAAAGAAGCTTTTCGGAGAGCTGAAGCCAGTCTTTTTTTATCAAGTAAAGATCCCAAAGGCTCCTCATTTTTTAATGAAATAAAAAATAAGGTAATCAATGGAGAGCTAACCTATGAAGAGGCAAAGAGAGAAGTGTTAAATCATCACATTGAACAATCTAAAAATAAAATTAAAAAAGGCTAACATCCAGTTAGCTGTATTAGCTCAGGCTCGAACTGACAGTTTGCGTAGGCAAAATGCAACCAAATCTGACAGTCTGCTTTGAGCGAGGAGCGGACGTAGGGAATTGGTCCTTTCCCCCAACGATAACGTGTGTTAATCAGCCGAGAGTGGGTTATGAAACGCGGTGAATAGTTATGTTCCCAGTATCGCCATATTCCAGCCACTTTCAACGCATGCTTTTTGCGGCCTTATCTTGCTCCCAATGTGTGACACCTTCGACCCCACGCGTCGAGTCAGATGTAAGCATCAATGGCTGTCTAAGGAAGAGCCCCATCAAATCCGGGACACGGGCAAAGTCTTGAACAGTCTCAGCCCACTCATAGTTGTCCTCTAATGGGTAATAATTAACGGCATGCAGGAAAGCACCCAACACAGTTGTTTTAGAGGCATCGTAGGCCGAGATATGCTCCATGTTTTTATCCCTACGTAGTTCTTCAATATCTATGCCTTCGCAAGTCTCATACCAAATATGCACCACGCCAGCACGATCAGGGGGAATCTGCATGACTCCATCATTGAGCAAGCTCTTGAAATGCTTGGATCTGAGGCCAAGAGAAATCTCATGATCGCAGCGCCACTGAGCTCCAACGCACTTTGCAACATCCTCTACAAAAATGTTGAGAATATCGTTATTGGTGCCAGGACGAATAACTCTCTGAGCGATAGTCGAGATACTTCGTTTCTCATTGCTATCTAGCTCCCCAAATACCAGCAATTCATGCTGTGGGCTATTGGCTCTGACTGAAAATTTTCTGTAGTGACGTCTGAGACCTAATTTGTCGATGGCTCGTATTCCCACACTGATTGAACCTTCATTAGCTTTTCCCGTCCCCCCTTTAATGGCTAGATTCACCGCTTTAATAACGTCTGCCGGAGTCACACTGGCGACCTGCTCATGGAAAATTATATCGACAATGTTCCATGGTGCGACTTTGAGCATATGTTGGCTCAATTGATGCCAGATGTTGGCCCAGGCTTGCTCTTCTGTCTTTGAGTACTTGGTTTGCTTATCCGACCTTTTGCACTCGACGTAGAACTCCAGATCACCTAACTTGACAAGCATATCCGGTGATTTTTTGGTCTTTCCATCGGGCCAAACAATGCTGCTTTCTGGGATGAAGGCAACCTCATAGCCGTTCTTTAGGTAGAACGATGCCGTCAGCAGCTCAAAAATTTGAGTTTCTGGTTTATTGTTATTTGCTAGCATTTTGTCCAGAACATCATCGACGTATGGGACTTTGCGAAGCTGGTCTGCAACAGCTCCGATGGCCATAGCATAGGGGTAGATACGTCTGCTGCTGTAAGTAGCATCACTATATGGAAAATCATGAGACAGATACGACGCCAGAATGTACCAGTCGATGTCATCTTCTGCTGGTATGAAGAGCTGGGGCTCTATCGGCAGATTGATGTTAAACTTAGCCTCCTTCTCTCTTATGCGCTTGAAATATGCAGCTTTGCGAGCAGCCCAGGCCTCAGTTCCAAGCCTATCCACAAGCAACTGATAAAAAGCTTTTGTTCTTAAACGCTCAACACTACTGACACTATCCATTGCGGTCTCTCTTGGTTGTTGTATAGAGTCTTTAGCGATATATGTGATTTCAACTTATTGGAGGTATTATCCTTCAGAAATCAAAGTTTGCTACCACAAAGAAATAGAAACTCTTTATTGCATCCTGTGTAAGTATCTATCCAAGCGGACCATTAGTTTTTTTAGATATCTGACGTCCCGCAACGTCCGCTTCTGGCACAGAGCGGACTGTCAGCTTAGGTTAAGCCCTATGATCCTACCCACGTAATATGGACACAGGCCTAAGCGAGGTTCTTGTTTTCAAATTGTTCCGGACTGAGGCCGCCACACCAACTGTGCCGCCGCCACCGATTGTAATCACATTCGATATAATTAAACACCGTTGCCCGCATTATTTCCCGGCTGATAAAGTGTTCTCCATGGATACATTCCACTTTCAGCGAATGAAAGAAGCTTTCCACGCAGGCATTATCGTAGCAGCAACCTTTTGCGCTCATACTTCCACGCAGATTATGCCGCTTCAGTTGCGCCTGATAATCTGCTGAACAGTACTGGCCTCTACGGTCCGTGTGAACGATAACGTTCCGGGGCCTCTTACGCCGCCACAGCGCCATCTGCAGGGCATCGCAGGCCAGTTGCGCCGTCATGCGTGGCGACATTGACCAGCCAATAACGGCACGTGACCACAGGTCAATGACCACTGCCAGATACAGCCAGCCTTCATCTGTACGTAAGTACGTGATGTCTCCTGCCCACTTCTGGTTCGGGCCACTGGCGTAAAAATCCTGCTCCAACAGATTTTCTGACACAGGCAGGCCGTGTGCGCGGTAGCTGACCGGGCTGAACTTCCGGGAGGCCTTTGCCCTCAGTCCCTGACGGCGCAGGCTTGCCGCCACGGTTTTTACGTTAAAGGGGTAACCCTGAGCACGCAGTTCATCCGTCAGGCGTGGGGCACCGTAACGCTGTTTTGACCGGGTAAAAGCCGCGAGGACAACGCTGTCGCAGTGTTGGCGGAACTGCTGACGCGTGCTTATCCTTGTCCGCCGCTGACACCACGTATACCAGCCGCTGCGGGCCACCCGGAGCACGCGGCACATTGCTTTGATGCTGAACTCAGCCTGATGTTTTTCAATAAAGACATACTTCATTTCAGGCGCTTCGCGAAGTATGTCGCGGCCTTTTGGAGGATAGCCAGCTCTTCATCCCGTTCTGCCAGCTGGCGTTTGAGACGTGCAATCTCGGTAGACATCTCCAGTTCACGTTCAGAAGACGTCTGCTGATTTTGCTGTTTACTGCGCCAGTTGTAGAGCTGTGATTCATACAGGCTGAGTTCACGGGCTGCGGCAGTAACACCGATGCGTTCAGCAAGCTTCAGGGCTTCACTGCGAAATTCAGGCGAATGCTGTTTACGGGGTTTTTTACTGGTTGATACTGTTTTTGTCATGTGAGTCACCTCTGACTGAGAGTTTACTCACTTAGCCGCGTGTCCACTATTGCTGGGTAAGATCACTATGCAGTAAAAGTGTAAGATCAAGTTTGAGCTAATACAAGTTAGCCTCTTTTCACTAGTGAGCCATTTTATAGTCCCTTAATGCATTTTTAAGTAACTCAGTTTGCTCATAAGCATCATCATAATTATAAATTCCGGTAGCAGAATAATACTCTTCGATGCATAGAATATTTATCAATGGTTCACAAATCTCTTTAATAAACTCCTTGTTGTTATCGGCAAAAATAATTTTTATTCCTTCCAAAACAAAGCTATTATAATCAGCCATTATCCACCTCCTTACAGGTGTTTAGTGGAAGCGTCAGTTAACGTTACCGCGCTAACTGACGCGTCTAAATCAAGATTTTTTACTGCCAGTAAAACTATCACCCTCAAACTCATCCTGTTCGTGGTTACTCTGACGATCGGCTGTGTGTTTACGTATTTGATTCGCTATTTCCCCACCAACAGTCTGTTGTGTTCGGATAGAATTAGCACTTCCCTTCATCATCTGATACTCCGATGCTCCATTAGACAGCCCGCTCGCCATGTGAGAAGCCATGCGGCCAGCTCGTGAGAATGATGAAGCAAACCCCTGGCTTCCTCCGCTGACGCTACCTGTATTGCTCCCTGCAGAAGAACCACCGGAACCGCCTGATGGTTGTCCTCCAGAAGTATCTACGGAACCGGTATCTTCCCCGCCGCCAAATCCTCCACCTAAACCACCTTTATCACCAGAACCAGATTCTTCGGCCATCGCCGCTTGTGCAGATTCAAATGCTGCTTTTAGAGCGGAAGCACCACCACTGACTTGAGCTGTAGCGCTCATTGCCATTGCCCCAGCGCCACTGATTGCAGTAGTAGCAGCGCCAGTAATCATACCTGCTCCAAAACCACCGATCCCTTGTAAGGACGCTCCTCCAACAACGCCTGATAACAACAACGGTAATTTATTCGTCAATACTAAAAGAATAATTGACGCCAGAAGTAAAACAATAAGACTATTAAGATCAGGAATATCATTTTTAATAATAGAAAAATACTGATCTAAAAATGATTGCCCAATCCCAATGATTAATGTCATTGTAAATAATTGAATACCAATCGATAATACTGTGCGTAAGTAATTTATTGCTATATCAGAAGTCCATTTCGAGCCACCAAACCCAAGAAAAATAACTCCTGCATAACACAACACCCATGCAGAAACTAACATTATTAGCATATTTATCGCGATAAGCGCCATTACTACTAATACTATTATCGCGACGGTTATCATTATGGTCGAAATCATTGGAGACCAAATTGATGCCGCTGAACTGACCTTTGTTAATATCACAAAAGCTATATCAACTATGCTGGAGGGTGAAATACCAGTACTTGTTCCTAAAGCATTTGCTGCAAGTTGTCTCATTGAGTTAATTATAGATTGTGCTATGGCTGGGCCGTTGATTAAAAGATAATAAAAAAAACCTATCACGGCAAAAAAACGAACTATTTCTGCAAGTGCATTGATTAAACCTTCCCCTTGCATCGCCAACATACCAAATGTCCAAACCATACTGATTAATACCAGCCCCCAGAAGAGCCAATTCGCATAATCACCAATTACTAATGACCATGTGCTGGCTACTTGCTGAAACTTATCTAATAACGTATCAAGTAAACCGCTACTATCTAATTGACCAGCATAAGCATTTACAGAAAACAAAAAAATCATTCCCCAAAAAGTGAGTTTGCTTACTATTCTCATAATTACCATTCTCGCTTAGGGCTAGGATTGTTATTACTGCGCAGGGCACATTTATCGTAGCTATGTTCGTTCAATTTATTCTCTGGCGTCGATAAACAATCGTCATCTTTTTTATCACAAGAGCATAGAATCAATGGAATGATTAGAATAAAAATGACCAAAAGTTTATCTTTCATTCAGCTATCCCTCACCAAATTCGCTTCGGGCTTGGTGTGTTCTCGCCAGCTAACGCTTTTTCATCAGCAACTATTTGTTGGGCCTCTTTATCGGTCTGAGCCAGCGCCAGTGTTGCTGCAGCGTTTTGTTGAGCTATCAGAAGCGAGCGGATTTGCAGCAGCTGGTTTGTTTGAGCACTGGCAAGCTGGTTAGCGGCCTGAATAGCTTCCATTTGCCCTTGCGCGCCGGTTGCCTGAGTTTGCAAATCTGTCAGGTTATCAGCATCGCTTTGCAGTGTTTCCTGCTGTTGATCGAGAGCCTTAAACACGGCGTCGTTCGCCTTTTTACGTGCCTCAGAGTTGTTCTGTTCAGCTTTACGCAGTGCGCTGATTTCATCCGCAGTACATTCAACATTACTGTTAAAGCACGGCGATGAGCGGTAGTAATTCACGTCCTGATAACGTTTCAGATATGAATCCAGACTACCGGCCTGATTTTTGTAGTAATTAAGGGTGTCCTGCGCCTGCAACAATTTGTTGATGGTCGAATTGGCCTGATCCCAGATATAGGCTGCAGGCGCGACTGTATTTTTGAGCATGTTTTCATACTGCTGCAGCTGCGTCTGGTACTGCTGGATCTGTTTAGCCACAGCCTGAACGTTATTGACTGCGCTGATTGTGGTCTGCACCACATTAGTACCATCGATGACAGGGATACCGGCTGTCGCCGGTAATGCCATGATGGATGCCAGGAAGGAAGCTGCTAAAGATTTTTTAGCTGCTAAAATCCCTCTCAGTGATGAAAATACTAGGAGCATTAACTTCATTTGCCCACCTTAATTTTAACTGATTATTGATATTGAAAACTCGTACTTTTAACAGATACAGATATTTAGGAAGCCATAAATTTATTTATCCAAGATTCTATCCATAATATTTCTTAGTTCTTGTCTGGTTGATTCTATTTTAGCAAGCAACGTTTTTATTAATGAGGGTGAAAAATCAACTGTGCGTGGATCGTTAGCTAACCACAGTTTAAGTAACCCACCAAGTCGACCAAGATCAGCATTTACTCGGCTAAGCTCTACAACCTGATCAATATCTACAATAGACTCAACCTGATAACCCATTGCTACTTTACGAATGAAACTCGCTACACTTAAGCCAGATGCTTCTGCATTTTCCTGGATTTGCGCTTTTTCATCTGGCAAACAATAAACTTTAATTGGTGTACTATTTTTTCTAGTCTGAGAAACGGTCATATCATTCTCCATACAGGCGGTAGCCGATCAGCCTCGCAGAGCAGGACTCCATTGAGCAGCCCAGCTGCGAATAAGGGAAGGTAAAGTAGAAGCGCCGTTTACGGTGGGCCTACTTTACATGTCCTGCCCCACTGTTGCCGTTGTATATCTGTGTACCCATTGTGTATTTCGGTGTAAGCAGTGTGTTTTTTTGATGTATTTCTGCAGGTTTATTCATATATTAAGTGTGTAATATATGTGTTTTCTGAAAGGAAACTGATTTAAATACCAAAATTTAAGATAATTATTCTTTCGGTTTTATCTTCGGTGGCCTACCTCGTTTCTTTTGAACCATTTCAGCACGCTGCATTAAATCGCGGTTTTCCAGCTCTGATTCAACAGAATTATCTATCCACTCTTTAACATCTTCTCGACGCCACAAAAGTCGCTTATTGCCAGGAAGACGGCATCTGGGAGGGAGGCATTTAGGGTTCCGAGTTGCATCACTACGGATACTTTTCACTGTTTTCTTCAAAGCAAAAGCTAACTCTTCGACGGTTATAAGTTCAGGCATAACTGGTTTCATAGCAGAACCTATCTCTCAGAAAATATTTTCAGGATTTTAGCCGCTATAATTTTAGCCGCTAAATTTTGCAAACCAACGTTAAGAATTGAGAATACCCAAAAATTATCACCTGAAATATTTCTGTCAACACCTCAACAGCTAGAGGAAATAAAAAACCACTGGACCAGCTCTATTTTTTGTTCGTTTTTTGCACAACAATAAGGTTTTAATAAGTCTTTTAGTATTTTGGTTATATATATGGTTAAAGATCTGGTTAGAGAACAATAAAACAATAGCTAATCCGTTGTTTTGTAATTAATTTAAAAAAATGCCCTACCTCATATGTCAATAATTTGCCCCTCATATGTCATGAAATGGCCCCTCATATGTCATAAACATAAAAAAACAAGCACAGGTTATAAACATAGTTACTAATAGAATTTGTGGATAAATGCACAGGATATACGCAAAAAATATAAATTGTTTAGCTAAACAAAATAGCAACAATAAAAATGAAACAAAATGTAAATAATGGATTTTGGCTATAGTTACCCACAAAGGTTAGCTAACCTTTGTGGTATCTCATAATTATGAGAGCACCATCATTAACAACGGATATATCGAAACGAGTAACAGAAAATGCTCCTCGATGGCTTGTTTAGCTAAACAAATTTAAATTTTACTAAGTATGTATGAAGGGCAAAACCTGATCCCAAACAGGAAGGAATGGTCAATGGATAGGTGTTTTTGCTGCATAGCAACGCTACTCGCAATATAACCAGAAAAATAGGGATACTAAACCCGACAGGTGAGGCCGGGCTTGAGTATTTGTAGCTCTGGGCGGAGGGGACATCCCACATTAGACGAAAAAATTCTATAATGAATTGTTGAGGTAAAGCAATTAGGTATTATCTAAAACAAGTTATCGCTGATGTAAAAGTTGTTATCTAACAAGTAGAAAGGTGAGAATTGTGAGGACAAAAAAGGCTGAACCAAGCACTGTAGGTGAAATACTTAATGAAGAATTCTTGAAACCCATGAATATGTCTTTATGTAAATTAGCGGAATTGACAGGAATGTCTTATAGTAGAATAAGAAAAATTATAATACATAATGATCCAATATCCATAAAAGAAGCATTATTACTTGCTGAAGTATTTCACACGGATCCGGATTTTTGGATAAACTTACAAAATGTTCATCATTACTGGCATCAAAAATGTAACTGATATCAAAATCTGCCGTTAATAATGTGTATTATCAACGGCATGTATTTAACAAGATTAATTATACTCAATGCGGAATAATTTATTCTCTTGAGACAATTTCACAATGAAGTTTTTCTCATCGCTCAGTTCTTTTGGAAGTTTATCCTTCAATATAGATGCAACATACTGAATTTGAGATTTGTAACGTTCAACAAGATTAGCTATTCTGACCAGTTGATTGCCATGCATAAGTTCTTTTTTGTCATTTAACAAAAAATGGAAACAAGGAATGTTTTCTTCATCTGCAAATAAAATATATGCAATATCAAAACAAACAATTTCTCCTTGTTTTTTTCCTGAACTAAAATTGGTATTAAACGAACTGAATTTGTATATTTTTTTTCCTGTTTTTGATGCTGTAACAATATCATATTTCAAAGCATATTGTTCACCGTATAACTCTTGAGACACAGTTGAAAAATATTTATTGAACTTATTTACTTGAGATTGAACTTCTAACTCAAAATCATCAGAAAATAAATTATTGTTAATAGCATCAACTTGAGCGTTTAACTCTTCGATATTCTTTTCAGTTTTCTCAATTTGGTTAATAATGGCTTCGAACTCACCTTTTTTTCGGTGTTTTTCATTCAATTCTAAGACTAGTCCTTCAAGTTCATCAAACGAACCGCTTTTATTTATATTTTCAACTAATTCTTTTTCTTTGGCAAGAAGTATAGTTAAATCTTCTTGAGTTTTACTAATCTCACTAGTTATTACAGGTAATTCTTTTGATATGAATTTAACTTTTTCTTCAACCATTTGGTTGTGGAAGGAAAGTAATGATTCAAATTTTACCTGAATATTCTTTATATTATTACTGGCTTCAGTATATAGATCTTTCAATTGATTAGTGTCAATTTCCATCTTGCCACTTTCAATATCTTTTACCGCCTCAACTATGAGTTCTTTCCGTAATTTAAGCTTACTTAATTTTGAACCTATAGTGCTCAATTGATACTTAATATCATCCAAAGCATTGAGATCATTTTCAAAGTTAGGGTTGATATAGAAAGTAGACTTTTTCAGATCTAAATCATTAATTTCCGAAATCAATAATGCTAGTGATGTCTCATATGCAGTGCGAGTTTGTTTAGACTCCAACCTATTCTTGAAGGTTGTTTCCATTCGGATGCTAGCTAACAAATTTTGTTTAAGAGCTCCTTTTCCAAAATCACATCCAAGAAGAAATAAATGAAGGGTCTCATATTCATCATCACGAGTAAATGAGCTTAGTGTTCTCAGCGTATGGGTGACACTGAGTTCTTTATATCTTATATTATTAGATATTATTTGGGAAAAGGTAGGCTTATTACCATAATGGCCAGAAACTAATACGTCTGTTAACGTTTCTTCAAACTCTTCGATTGTTTTTTGTAGTCCATTAATTCTTCTGATACATTTTTTACGAGAGAGAAAATTTCGCTCAATGACGATGGTCTTAGCTAGCGGATCATCTAAATCCTCAACAAGTGTTAGGGTTATTAAAACCTCTGTTTCAATCAAGAAGTTTTTAACAAGTGTATATTCGCCCTTTTTAGTTTCTGGGTCAGTATAAATGCCTTTAGCATCTGCGCCTAAACAAAAATCGACTAACATTAATACTGTTGTTTTACCAACATTATTGCCAGTGGTTTTGGTTGACTCGGTTGATGCTTCATCAACTGGCGTTTCATCAACGATCAAATTCAAACCAGCATGAAACTTTATTAAGCGTATAACCCCATCTTTATTGGCTATCTGGAGAGATTTTATGAACATATTCCAATTTCCCCTTTGGATTTAATTCAACTATTCCTGCTAGGTATAACCAGTCAAGAGATAAAACAAAAATTGATATAGACATTTCAATTTTTTTCTTTGTTTCGTAAAAAAGATCTATCAATTCAATTTCATCGAAACGTTTCAGCGTATCTATAATAAACCCACCGTTATAATATAAGCTATCTTTAGGATGAATGTCCTTTGGTAACAACATCATTCACTCCGTTAGGGTCCCTAAAAATTTTACAGCGTATGAACGCGTCCACTGCAAGTATACTAACACAAAGCTCCAGTTCCTCTAATGGTATTTGTGTAAAATTTGCACTTTTTCTGACCATTTCAACAGAGCTGTCAATTATTTTAAAAAATAGCTCATCTCCAGTGTATTGTGTACTCAATTTTACGAAGATAGTTCTAAAGGAAGACAAAACTGAAAGGCTTGAGTTTTTACCCATCTGGTTGAACTCTGAATAAATGCGGGATACTTTTCCATGATGGATTTTGTAATCTTCAATAATATATTCAGCTGCATTCAAATTATTAAATGTAATCTTGTCAGTTACATCGAATGGTTGCGGGAAGTCAGTAGTTTCAACATTAGAAAAATCCTCCTTAGCTAATATATTTATAACAGCAGCAATATTTGTTTCGATTAAAACATTATCAGATTCCTCTTGTAACTCATTTTTTAGAAAACCGTGTATTTCTTTCTGTTTTGTTATGTCAAGATGTGAAATAACATTAAGTATCGATTTTACATCATGAATATCTTGCTGCGGTATAAAAACCAAAGCATGAGGATTAGTGTAAGTTTTATTTCTTAAATCACTAGCATCTTTTGCAATTGATATAAATTTAAACTGATGGCCTTTATATAATCTTAAGTCTTTGTTCAAGGCTGAATCAATTTTTGTTTTAGTTGCAGTTGATGAAACCTGTAATACTATCTTCCCATTCTCATCGATAAGATCGATACCCTCAAAATTATGCTTCTCTTGATTAGTATTCTTTAGGGAATACCCAAATAATAAATTAAAGAAGTGAACATAAAAATCTTCACAATGAAGATTATAGTTAAGAATATTTAACTTCCCTCTTAATTCAACGCTATAGCATAGCAACGTAAGCCTTTTCTCACATAAATCAAAATAAATAGATCTGTTCACACATATTATCCTTAAACTATAAACTAATCCGATATTATGAACTTAGGTAAAGTAGAAAAACTCTTCACAGATCTTACAGCATCTACGAGCTGGTTCAAGGTATGTTGAGATGGATTGAGATGTGTAGCGTATCTTCTCATTCCAAAAAGAAACCTGCCACAATTTTGCCACACTCACAACGCGCAAAAATGCACATTTGTGTTAAGAAAAGCAAAACAACGCAACAGTAACCAGATGATTTTATTAGAAAAAATGGTGCCGATAATAGGAGTCGAACCTACGACCTTCGCATTACGAATCATAAGAATCCGCTTCTAATTCAAAGTATTACCCCATCAACACTGCGCTCACACGTCCCACCACATCAAAACATGTAAAGCCTTGCAAGCCATTGTGAGGCCTTATGTGTCTCAGTTTTGTCCCACTACGACCTGCACAGAAAATAAGAAAATAGCGGTGATATCAAACAGTACAGAAGTCTTTTTTCTTTCAAATGGAGAAACTGATTAACCCGTTTAATTGTACTCCTCATGGGCAATCAGCAGTCCTCAGAGTAATGGAATGGCAGAAAGGTTCGTGAAAACGATGAAGGAAGACTACATCGCGTTCATGCCGAAACCGAATGTAAGAACGGCATTGCATAATCTTGCAGTGGCGATCGAACATTACAATGAAAACCATCCGCACAGTGCGTTGGGTTATCGCTCTCCGCGAGAATATCGACGTCAGCGGGTAACGTTAACTTAAGATACACCCCCTGTCTGGAAATAAGGGGGCAAGAACAATGATCAGATTCCCTGGTGAGTAAGAATTTTACTTTCTGAACTCCTCTGAGAGTATTGACTTGGAGAAACACCAAAATAACGTCTAAATACATAAGTAAAGTATGAGACACTGACATAACCACAGACCTTAGCTACTTTACTAATAGGATAACAACGAGTGCTGAGTAAATATTCAGCCATTTGCATCCTCTCATCAAGTATGATCTTACTGAATGATACCCCCTCTTCTTTCAATTTCCTCTTTAGTAAACTTTCGCTGAGATATAATCTTGATGATATATCCTTAAGACGCCATGGTGCAGATAAATCCGTATGAATAATCGTTTTAACTTTAGCCCCTGTGCTTTTCAAACATCCAAACAGAAATACTCCAAATTGTTTTTCAGAAGAAAATGCAGAGAGACATGTAAAAGCAATAGACTCATCAAAAGTTTCTATGTATTCAGCACAGTGATTAGCCCAACTAATTAATCCTTTAATTAAACTGAAGTCAGCAAAGTTTATTTTTAAATAAGATGGATATTCCCTACAATCAGAAATATCCCTTAAGTTATTAGCTTTCAAATAGCGACTAATAAACTCAGCGCCAAAATCCGCCACTATCACTCTTTCAGGATATGTCAGGAAAAAATCTCTATAGCTAGAGTCGACAAGTACAGATAAACCTCTATCCAGAAACACACTCTCTTTTCCGAAATAAACATCAAAGGACTCCAAAATCAATATAACTGAACATGTAGTTGCCATATCATCCACCCAATTTAACTGAAACCAGGATGAAGTATATGCATATAAAGTTCACTTTGCCAAACTTCAGTATAAAAAACCACATAAAAAATAGGGTGTGATAAAAAATACCGTAAAAATAAAGCAAAGGATTATAAATTCCGTTACAGTTACAAATGATACTTAAGAAACAATTCCTTAGAAAACCTTATTTACAGCCAATAAGTAAGACACTTATATGATATCAAGTTTTCATAAAACATAACTAGGCTAAATAGCTGCGCCTAATACCGCTACACTTTTGCCATCCCATGTTTGCCTCCGGGTATTGACCCCTTCTCTACGCAACTTCAGTTCCCACCACCAACTTTGCGGCAGCTTTGTAGGATCAATGTCTAAAAGAATAATGGTGACCGATAAGAAAACGACTGAATAACTGCAGATTTTCGCTCGAAACCTTCCTGTCAGATCCATAGCGAATCAAGTGCTGAATGTCACAGTATCGAACAGAAAACAGTGACGATCTAACCCTTCAAGAATATTCTACGATTGTTCTGTTTAGGAAAAGCAAGGCGGGAAGTCGGGAGATAAGTCATTGATAAAGTGGCGGAGAGAGGGGGATTTGACCCCCCGGTAGAGTTGCCCCTACTCCGGTTTTCGAGACCGGTCCAATCATCAAACGAAACATAAAATTAATTCACATTATGAGGAAAAGTATCTTTTTTGTACTTGTAAATTCAAAGGCTTAGCCTCATTTCCCCGATGGTTTTCTCAACACTACTGGTTGTGAGCCCTTGCAATGTTCATTAATATACGTCTCACAAATAATTCATAGATATTGCAAAATGGATATTACTGAGTTTCCTTCTGGAGTAATTGAACACCTTGGCTGGTATGTATACCGATTGATTGATCCGAGGGACGGAAGCACCTTCTATGTAGGGAAAGGCAAAGGTAACCGCGTATTTGCCCATATGCGCGGTGAAGTGGCAGCGACTGATGATGACGAGTTACTGAGCAACAAGCTAAAGCAAATTAGAGAAATAAGGTTAGCAGGACTTGAGGTTATCCATGTCATCCATCGACACGGAATGACTGATGAAAAGACGGCGTACGAAGTTGAAGCAGCACTTATTGATGCCTACCCTGGGTTAACGAATATCATGAATGGTGCTGGCAGCAATGAATTCGGCGCCGCGCATGTCAAAGAGTTGATAGCAACATATCAACCCGAAACCATAACATTTCATCATAAAGCATTAATGATTTCCGTTAACAGAAGTGCAAAGGATTCAGAGCTTTATGATGCGGTTCGATTTAGCTGGCGCATTAATGTCTCTCGCGCCAGCCAAGCAGAAGTCATTCTTGCTACTGTAAGGGGGATCGTTCGAGGGGTTTTCATTGCTGATAAATGGCTCAAATCAACACGTGAAAATTTCCCTACGATGAAATACTGGGACGAGGATCCGGACTTTGAGGCAACACAAAGTTCTCGCTATGGTTTTGAAGGTCGAGAAGCCCCACCTGAAATAGCAAATCTTTATCTTGGAAAAAAAATACCAGATGAATTAAGAAAAAAAGGAGCTATGTCCCCGGTCCGTTACTCACCTAATTTTTGAGTCTTTAAGTGATAAGCATAAACCGCAGCACGATCTTCTTGCATACGACGTGCTACGGTTTCATTTATCTCCGACCGGAAACTTCTTATACAGTGTCGATATACCAACATCATAGATGATCGCCACCTTCTGGCGAGGAACGCCTGATGCAATTAATCGTCCGGCCTGCTCCCATTGTTCTGGTGTAAGTTTGGGGCGACGTCCACCAATTCGTCCCTGTGCGCGAGCTGCTTCTAGTCCAGCTTTTGTTCGTTCAACAATCAGTTCACGCTCCATTTCAGCCAGGGCACCCATCACATGAAAGAAAAAGCGCCCCATTGGGGTACTGGTATCAATTGAATCCGTCAGACTACGAAAGTTGATGCCTCGTTCGCGCAACTCCTCCACCAGCACGACAAGATGCCGCATACTGCGCCCCAGTCGGTCCAGTTTCCAGACCACCAGCGTGTCACCTGCCGATAATGTCCTGAGCAGCTTTTTCAGTCCTGGTCTGTCGGACTTTGTACCGCTTATCTTGTCTTCAAAAATTAGCTCACACCCTGCACAGTTCAGCGCATTGCGTTGTAGATCGGTATTCTGGTCATTTGTTGATACACGTACATAGCCAATAAGCATGTTAAATCCCCCTGGTAAAAGCAGGAATGATGCCATTTGCTTGTTATTTCTTCATTTTCATAAACGTTGGTTTGGGAGAAGCCAGATATGTCATTCAGCGAGGAGCTAATGCCAATGGTGCGTGGATACGCTGGTCAGATGGTGCAATAGAAGTCTTTGGAACGGGGGGTTCTAATGATAATGGACTGGCTAAAGTCGTTTATCCAATTGCGCTACCTAAGCTTTCACGTTTTATCAGCATAGCGGAAAGAATAGGAACGGATTATGGGGGCACATCTAATAACGTTCACGTTTCAATGATCGTGGATGACCAGGTCACTAATACCGGTTTTTATGTCCGCTGCCAGATGTACGACGGAACACCATCAACAAGTGCTTTTTCCTGGAGGGTTTATTGTGCGCCTGTTTAATCCTGTTACTTTGACTGAAGTAATCCCCGGTCTTCATGACGTGACCGGGGCTGTTGAATTACCAGAAGATAACTGGTTTTTTACTGCATCTGAAATCCCTGAAGGAATGGAAATATCTGTTAACGAGAAGGGAGAACCCATTCTGATTGAGATTAAACCGTCTCAGGAGGAACTGGCCAGATGACATCTGGCGCGGTGCTGGTATCTGTTGCCATCACCGCGTCAGTGTAATCCAGCACGGCGTTAAGTCGGGTGTTTTCTGCCTGCGTCAGCTTCCGCCCGGCCTGCAATTTCAGTTGAATCAGACTAATGGAAACCATTGCAGCATCAATCAGCGACTGCCGCTGTGTTTCTGCCATGTCTACTGCTGCTCTATGCTGTGCCTCGGTATCCGTCACCCATTTCTCACCATCCCATTTATCGTATGGCGTTAACGGGGCGATAGTGGTTGTCTTTTCAGGGTAATCACCCGGAGCTGTGATTTCTTTTGATTCTCCTGTTTCGGTGCTATAGACGATTTCACCGCGATGGTCTGGCACATATTCCCATGAGTTAAAATCTGCAGAACGGCAAATTGCATAACCAGCTTTATATGAGCCAGGAGCATCTAAACAGGAACATGCCGGGATACCGACACCCACAGCAAGATATTCGGTTGATGTGGAAATATATTCTCGTGTTTCACCATCATAATTATAAACGGTAATATCTCCCGCCTTTGTGGCGATGAGTTCCTTATTTAATATAGCTTTATCCATCAGGCAGCCCTCACGATATAATTAAAGGCAATGTTACGGGGTCGATTTTCGTTTGCAGTTGGAACAATTCTTGAAGCATCAAGGCCAATCACTTTTGGGTAAACACTGCCCTCGGACCTTTCTGTCACCATACTTCTGACTAAGGAGAAATAACTATTGTTCGTTGAGGGGTTCAAAGGCACCACTGCCCCCTTAAACGAGCCTACTGATTCCCATATTGAATAATTTTCGGTGTTTACAGTCTTGAACTCACCATAGATATTACGTATGGCATCGCCCTGAGCGGATAATATTGTTCTCCCCGCATCCGCACTACGCCCATCATCCCAGCCACGAATAAATTCACCGCGTAAATCAGGCAATTTATTTGTCGGGTAAGCCTTTGCCAGTTCCGGGTATTCTTCAGCAGAAAAAGCCGCACCATTGCATTTCAGCCAGCCTGTCGGCGGAGTGGCGGAAGGCCACGGAACAGGCACACCGACAGGTAATGCAGAGCCTTCTCCCAAACCAAGGTTTTCGAGAGCCGTTTTCACCGTGCCATCCGATTTGATATCGCCAAACGGATTCTTGCGGCTTAACAGCAGCGCACGAAGCGCGGTAAGCAGCTGGTCGTGCCGCGCCTTCTCCAGACTGGCACCGGATGCCTCCACCACGCTGCAGAGTTCTTCCTGCAACATATCAAAGTAGTCATCATCCAGATCGGTGGCAGGCGTGCCAGTCTGGGGGTTACCACGGGTAAAACCGTTCTTACCCGCGCCGAACTTATCCTTCTGCGCGGTTTTCGTGTCTATACGATGCATGGATTACTCCGGATATTTAAAAATTACGTAGGTATGCGAAGGGGAGAGTTTGTTAAGCACACATTCGACGACGGTGTCGCCCCAGATACGCAGCGCGGTATCACAGGGATCGCCACATGTCATCCAGGTGGTGTTGGTGGCGGCTGGCATGTTGACCTGCCAGTAATACCGCCATTCCGGCGCATTCACCGCGTCAGTACAGGCAGATGAGCAGGTGAACGTGCTTTTGTCGTATCGCGTGATGGTAGCGTCTGGTCTGCCCAGGGCAGCAAGCTGTGCAAGGTAAAAATCCTCATTGATGCCGCCCGCCAGGTTAACCTTCGCATCCAGTCGTTGCTGACGCTGGCGAAGGGTCTGTGTCCCTGCGGGAATACATTCATCCGGCAGACCGCACAGACGCTCCCAGCGGTTTATCAGTTCAGTGGTGGTGCGCGGATCCAGCTCCCGCATCAGGGCATCCGCACGCTGATGAACGCGGGTTAATGACGGTGCCGCACCGGCAATCGCCGGATCTCTGGCTGACCACGCCGGACCGGGTGGCAACAGTGCCGACAACAGACGGATGTAATCATCGTTTGTCACGTCCATGAAATCGTCCCCAGTACCGCCAGTTCATTTTTTGCAATGGAGATATTGTCCGCCGGTGCAAGCAACTGATGGCTGTATTCCCCGTTCGCACCGGAAATCGCTTCACTGATACGTGACACCTTCAGTTCTCCCTGCGGATAACCATCACGCAGCAGGAACGAACGCAACTCCGCGGTAATGGCAGCCCGTATTTCTGGTGTGTCCGGCGTCACGCGGATATGAAAATCCACCGTATGTGCCACCGGCCTGAATACATACAAATCAGAGCCTGCCACCGGGGCCAGTGGCCCGATATGTTGTCTTGCTGCCGTTTCCGTTGATTCTTCCGGAATGGGATTAATCAGGTCACTGCTGGCAATCATCACACCGACAGTTCCCGTTCCCATCCAGTGGCGGTATGTCCATGCACGGGTAATGCCTGGCACTTCTTTAGCCCAGACGACATAGTCCCCGTCAGCCCCGCCCTGAGGCGTCCAGTAATACCGCTCAATGACGCGGGCGCGCCACGTTTCCAGCTCTTCAGTATCAAATCCGCCTGTCAGGGTGTCAGCCACACCGGAAGACGGCAGACCATTCACCGGCGTGACCAGGATTAATGCCGTACCGTCGTCAGCGTTACCGACCGCGCCTGTAGTTGAGCAAGTGATCGGCACACGCAGGACACCACCGGAGCTGGTTGCATCGGCAGTTGCCGTGTACTGAACCAGGTCATCGCGCTGAATCACGCTCCCGGCAGTCACCTTCAGGCCATCGCTGACACCTTCCCAGCGCATATACCCGCTGGCAGCCGTGGCCCCCTTGCGCGGACACCGTTTCATCGCAGCATGTCGCGCCAGCCAGGACTCATCGCACAGGTCAGGCAGCATATTCATTGCCAGATAATCGATGTACCCGTAAACCGTATGCAGCGCCGCCGCATACACCTTTGCCCGCACGTCTTCATCCATGCGCCGGAGCGTGTCGCTGACGTCCAGCCTGGCGAATAAATCGTTACGGAGCATACTGATATTTTCTGCCAGCGTCGGGCGCTGAAATTCACTGTCCGCCATGCGTTATCGCACTCCACAGATCATCAAAAGAAATCATTACCGGTCCGTCACGACGCCAGAGAGTGATACTGTTACCCAGTTCATTAATCCCGGTGCGGCGGATATCCAGATCAATACGGGACACCACGCCGTCATCAATCATCCATTGCAGGCATTCGCGGATATATCCCCTTACCGTCTGCACCAGTTGATTGGTCAGTTTGCTGCGCTGAAGCAGCCACAGTCGGGAGCCGTAACGGTCATTCTGTACCGCAGGCCAGGTATCCCCCCACCATCCCATCGGGACGTCGGCGTTGTCATCAGGCTCCGCCCGCCGCCAGGTAAACAGGGAAATCACCACGGCGCGGGTCAGCGGATCCAGCGGTGCGCTGGCGCAGGTGCGTTTACCGTTCACCGTCAGCCACAGTTCCATCATGCCTCCATCGCTTTATCCGGTTTGTCGGTGTTACTGCCCTGACCGTTCTCTCTGTGACGATGCCCGTTATAGGCAAGCCGCATCGCTGACATGGTGGTACCGCCGGAGTCGCACAGGTCTTTCACCTGTCCGGTCACTTCCAGGTCCATTTCAAAACGTGCTCTGGGCGCATTGCGAAACGTGATCGTTTTACCTGCACCGTCCACCACGATCCCCTCCCGGGTCAGCGTCACGGACTGCCCCTGATCGTCATAGACAGCCACCTCACCCGTCTGCAGCCCTTTCAGGCGGTAGCGCCGGTCCGACACCGTAACAACCACCGCATGAGAACGGTCACCATCCGGAAACAACACCACCGCTTCCGCACCGCTGTTTGCCCTTGCGGTAAAACCGTAGGGTTCAAGATGTTCAACCCCGGCTTTGGGTTCACCGGCAATCAGGGACACATCCACGGTCTGACATTTCGTGGCGGCACTGATGCTTTTCACCACCGCCCGCCCAATCAGGCCGAGGAGTTGTCGCTGTATGGTTTCAATCGCCTTCATCAGAACGGGTCCTCCTGTACTCTGGCTTTTTTCTTTTTCCGCGCGCCGGGGGCTTCGGGTTCAGGCAGATAAGCATCAGGTGGGCCGACACGGATTTCCGTCAGGGTGCCATTCTGGTCCTGAGTAAACGTGACTTCCGAGACAAGCAGTTCGGTATTGTCGAAACCACAGACCGGATCGAAGACAATCACCCGCTGGTTGGGCTGCCACAGCGTACCGTTACCCTGTCGCCAGCCCTGCACCACATAGGTGGTTTCATCCGTCCGCGCCGCCCGTTGTCGGGCTTCAAAGTCAGCACGCGCAATACAGCCTGCCCCCGTAGCCTGCCCTGTCTGCCTGATATACATCGGACGGTAACGGGCAATAAATGCATCCTCTGTGCGGGCCCGCAGCGCGGTGGTGGTGGCCTCACCGAAATCATCGTCGTTTCCGGCACGCTGCCCCGCCACCTGGTAAACTGAAAACCGCTCCCGGATACTCTTCTCCGTATCACAGGAAAGGATGTTTTCCCCAAGTACCAGCGCGGTATGTGCCCGCGTTGAGCCAATACCACCAATCACCAGCCTGCCGTGCGGGTCGTCATAAGCCAGCGCCTGCTGCTGACCGAGTATTTTGTTGATCACCTCGATCACCGTTTCACCGTGATCAGGCTGGACATCCGGAATAACACCCGACGGCGCACCGTTGTTCACCACCTCAATGCCGAAGGGCGCAGCAAGCGCCTGCGCAATCTGTACCAGCGATCGTCCGTTAAACTGTGTCGGTTCGGCTGCACAGTCAATCAGATCAGCGGTTAGACTGCGTCCGGCAATACCGGTGCTGACCGAACGGGCATCGTAACGAACGGGCGTCGCCTCCACCCAGCCGGTGATCACCAGCTCATCACCAATCAGCACTTCCACTTTTGAACCGTTTTTAATGCGCGGCTGAAGCGTGGTGATACCCTCATCTCCCGGCCACTGGCGGGTGATCTCCACACTGAAATCCCGCGCCAGTCGTTCAACACCGGCACCGATGCGCACCGATGTCCAGCCATTCCACTCCCGGCCATTTACCCGTAGCGTGACGTTATCGTTCATTGCACTGGCACCTTCAGAGGGATCACCGGCACAAAGCCGGGATGCGTAATGGCATTACGCCGGATAATGTCCGCGTCACGCGCCGCGTTATCAAACCAGGTCGCCGCCAGCACCAGCGCGGGTAAAACCTCATCCGGCGTGCGCTGAATGATCCGTGCAGACTGTTCAAGGCGCGTGTTGATATCCGCATTCAGATCTGCTTTCACCCGGCGCAGCGCCAGAAACAGCGCATCACTGGTTGTACGGGACAACTCCTTATCAATTGCCGTATTCAGTGTGTCGCGAATGTCAGTCAGTTCTTCCCACGTCGGCAGGTCAACTGTGTTTTTCACCGCCGGTGCATTGTTCAGTGCCGGATGCGTGACGGAAGGCCAGCCAGTGCTCTGCGCGGGTGTTGTTGCCTGCCCCACTGCGGAATTCTGCATCACCGCGGAAGTTGTTGGCGCAGGCAATCGGGTGACGGCATACGCCGCTTCGCTGATTGCGGTCGTACGAAGGGTGCTGGCAACCACGTTACGCTGCTGCGTCGCCGTGGCGGTGGTTTTACTGTCCGTTTTCCAGACGCCGCGCGGTTGCAGATCGCTGCCGAGGCTGACACCGGAAAGCCTTTTGATCATGGTGACCAGGTCGCTGGCGTTACCATAAAGGCGTTTCCCGGTACGCCACATTTTCTGCACCTGCTCAACGAAATTTTTGCCTGACGATGGCGGCGGCAGAAGTACCGAGATATCCCCCTGCAACAGCCTGGCGGCATCCGATACGGCAGAATCCACCACTTTCATCGCATCAGAAACATACCCCAGCATTATGCTGGCATTACCGATAACGTCGTTCTGCACGAAATCCGCCACACCATCGATACTGAAACCGCTGAAGCTGTCACTGATGCAGTCATCCAGTGCAGAACAGGATGACATCAGCGTCTGCGCCGTCGCCGCACCTGATGTGGGGTAAGAGAGTTCTCCTGCTTCGACAAACTTCAGGTCAAAGCGGACAATACGCCCTTCACTTTTCGATGTGCTGACCCGAACTTCCCCGTCAACACAGACTTTCAGCTCACCATATGTCGGGTGGACAAGCGTGCCGGGACCGGGTTTATTCAGCGCGTCAATCAGGCGATCGCGCTGGTCAAAGCAGTCATCTCCCACCACATAAGCTGTGATGGACGGGCGGAAAGTGACTTTTCCCAGATCTTCGGTATAGGGCTTGTCGCGGTTCGGATATTCGTGTGTTTCCACACGGCGACCGGTTCCCGCACTTTCTTCTTCAACCTTAAACGGTACGCCGCGAAATGACGCATCCTGAAGCCTGTCTTTCCACGTCATATAAACTCCGGATACAAAAAACCCGCCAAATCTGCTTTGTCAGTTATTTACATCGCAGAAGATGTGGCGGGAACCTAATATTTTTAATTACTATCTGAGTTGAACATCAATGGAATAAATATCACCACTCTTTATAAATTTAGAATCTGTCCTTTCATCAAAAGATTCAAATGACTGTACCTTTAAAAACTTTTTCATTTTATTTTCAAAAATACTTTCATTAACACCAGTTAAATACTTGAACGCTCTACCAGCAAGGACCTCATTACTTAAATCCATTGTGTTTTTATTGTCTTTGAAAAACCAAACAATAACCTTTTGTGGGCATGATGGATTATAAACAGATATATAAAACTGCGGCTCATATTTTTCATCAGCGTCATCACTAAGCATTTCTTCAGAAGATAATTCTCTTCTGAATTCATATTGCCGCTTAGTTATTCCTTCATCCTTTATTATCTCTTGCTTAACTGGTGCAATACCTATAGAAGAGATTAATTCTGACTCATTAAAGCTGAACTTACACTCTTCCGCAGCCAAGTTAAAAGATAAAAGTGCAGATATAAAAAAAACAAAGATACGCATAATCATCCCTTCAATCATTTGTAAGGAATGATTATATTAACTACTTAAAGCTGAAAACCCAAATTATGCCAGACAAAAACACATTAATCATTTTGTACACTACCTGAACCGCGTATAGCCAACATCATGGCTGACATCAAAACCGCTGGATCGCGTTTCCATAACCCGCATACCCGGAGGCGAATTCACAAAAGATACCTTGATCTCACCATCAACTTTTGGCACAGAAGCTTTGTTAATCATGAAGGGATTCGAGCCTGTGGCATCGGAGGCGTTGTTTGACTGAGCCGGATCCACCGCCGGATAAGGTGTGTATCCCCGCGCCGGTATTCCCGTCCCATAAGCATCATAAGCACCCGCGCCCCACTGCGCAGAGTTAATGGCATCGACCGTGTCACCGGAACTGTCGGTAAACCACTCAATAATTGGCTTCAGCTTGTCCCACATATCCTGAAACCACTTAACAACCGGTCCCCAGTTATTGATCACCATCCCCAGCGGCGACCAGGCAAAAACCTTCTTCAGAAGTTCCCAACCTGCCTCAAAATAAGGACCAATGGTTTCCCAGAGCTTCTTGAAATAAGGTCCGACAACATCCCAGTTAGTGATAATTAATCCCGCAGCCAGAGCAATCGCCGTCGCAATCATGCCAATCGGCGTCATCGACATAATCCTGCTGACAATACTGATGGCACTGCCCACGCCCATCAATCCCAGTTTCAGAATCGCAAGACCGGCAGCAAGCCCGACGACGCCGCGAATAACCCGGGGATTTTCATCCGCAAACTTCGTGAATTTCTCCCCCAACTCCCCCAGCCATTGTGTGATATTTTTAGCGTCACCAGAAAATGCGCCGCCAATAGCCGCAAGGCCGTTAGTTGCGGTCCCTGTCATTGCCTCCCACAGGTTGGACAGCGTACCAAGCTGTGCCTGAACACGTTTATTCAGGCTGGCCTGTTTATTCATCTTCTGCTGGATCTGATCGTAGCCATCCTTTCCTTTATCGATCAGAGCATTGACCACCTGAAGGGTTTCAGCATCATCACCAAATATTGCCTTAAGTACACCTGTTCGCTTAACGTCGGTCAGTTTTCGCAGCTTTGCCAGTTGCCTGAACATGTTATCAAGACCGCCAAAACTTCCTTTGCCGTCAGTAAAATCGAGCTGTACCCCGAGTTTCTGGCGGGCCATAACTTTATTAACGTCCCTGATTTTCTTAACGCTTAATCCGGACTGGATAACTTTTCGCAGGGCATTACCTGCCGACTCCCCGTTCATCCCCATCTGATCCATCATGACGCTGATGGGGGCAAGGCTCTGTGCAGCCTGAAGACCGTCCTTGTTCACCATCTTCAGAACAGAACTGGTTTTAGTGAAGAAGGACAACATGTTGGTATCGTCAACGCCCAGATAAAACGCCTTCTGGATAGTGTCGAACAGCCCCATCATGTCTTCTGACGTCGTTCCGGTAGCATCCTGCATCTTTGCAGCAAACTCAGCAGCCGCTTCCGGTGTTTTTTTCAGTTGTACCGCAAGATAAGCTGTCGCTTTACCCACACCACCCAGAATGTTTTCTGCCGGGATCCCCTGACGCACCAGCATCTGCATCATGTTCTGGAAATCAGCCGTTGTACCGGGTAGCTGGTTACCCAGGCCAATAGCCAGTTTATTGATGTCCTGAAAGCTCTTTCCAACCTCGCCGTTCGCATCCATCATGGCGACTTTCAGCCCGGTGGCGGCGTTTTCCTGATCGGCATAAGATTTCAGGGAAAGCGTCAGACCCGCTGCCAGTCCGCCACCAAGCGCCAGCCCACCCTGTGACGCTTCTTCCGCCTGGCGTTTAAATCCCCGGATTTTCTTTTGCATTTTCGACAGCGCGGGAGAAAGCCTGTCGACACCGGTGATCAACGCCTTAAGCTCAAATTCAGCCATGTGTGCGTTTCTCCTGCTCTATCCTGTTTGCCTGACTGACCAGTAAGGGAATTTCACTGATCGGCATATTCAGCAATTCGAAAGGATTAATGCGCCAGTAGCTGGCGCAGTCAAAGAAGCGATCAGTGAGGTATTCAGCCGTCAGGCCTGGAGGAAAAAACCAGCCACAAGCCACGCCGCTGCATTCAGGTCTGCCGGAGACATCTGGTCGACAGAGCTTTGCGGCACTTTCGCCAGCCGCACAATGTATTTCGACACCACATGCGCCAGAAGTCTGACTGACTCATCCTGATTCATCTGGTAGGGATACCCCAGCTCGCGGACATCCTTCCCGGTGGGCTCATCAAACTCCAGTACGGAGAGTGTCTCGCCATGAGCAGTAATCGGTTTCTTTAACTCAAGCTCTTTCATTACTGGTAATCCCCTTCTTCACCGTGGAACTCAAGATCAACCGTGCCTTCTTCGGCATTATGGTTCGCTTCGCCGTGCAGCCATGCAGACGACAGTACATAGACCTGACCGTTCGCCAGCTCGGCAGTGATTGTCATCTCATCAGACGAGGTGATTTTGCTCACCGGAAAATTCTTCGGCACCTTGAAGGTCCCTTTGACATAAGGCGCACGGTGAGTTTCCTTGCGGTCCACTGAACCGTCCAGGCCGATGATGTCATCATTGACCGTCCTGTTCATGGGCACCTCAATGCCGCCGGTCAGCGATAGCTGCTGACCGTCAATTTTGAAATAACAGGTTCCCCCGATACGGGCCATTATGCAGACTCCTCTGAATACTGAAGACGGAACTGGTTAACCACGGCAAAGACACGCAACTGGTTAACATAGTCAGGCGGGAACAGCGTGTTCAGGCGGTTCGGATCGCTGGCATCACGCTCCACAACCAGGTACTGCTTGAACAGTTCGTAGTTTTCCACGATCCCCGCACGCTCGAGCTGACGGTAGGTTGCCAGCAGTTCCCCTTTGATCACTGCCGGGGTGACAATCGCCTGACCGGGACCAAAGCGGGTACCGTCACTGGCAAGCTTGTGACGCCCGTACTTACTGGTAATGACGGATTTCAGTTTGCGCAGCACATACGCGCTGGTATGCAGCGTCTCGCTGTCGAGGTAGCTGTTATCCGCAACACCGTAAGCGTTTTTCCTGTACGTGGTGACATCACGCTGAATGCGCAGCACCCCGCTTTCGACATACGCCGTTGCCACGCCATGAGACAGCAGGGTCTGTTGTTCGGTCATCGTGAACCGTTTCCCCTTCGGCGCAGGCAGCATACCCACCAGCTCACCGGTCTGCGTGGGACGTGCCGGATCGTTGCGAATAAACACCGCTGCGCGGGCGGTACGGCTTGCCGCCAGCTCGTCGGCAGGCGTCTGGGTCTCTTTTTCGTATCCCGCCAGGGTAATGTGCTGCTGGTTAAACTGGTCACCTGCGGTCACCAGTTCTGACAGCGTGCCGATCTTTGCCGTATACACATGACCATACAGCTGACGCGCATAGCTCCAGCGACCGCTGGTATCGTTCATCTCGGTCACCAGCGTGTTAACGGAGGCTGTGTCGTTGAACGGCAGGCCGATATAATCAAACGGCTCATCCGCCATTGCAGCCACCGCGCCGGTGAGAACAGGAGCGCCCGTTCCGGCGGTACCCGTCGCCACGGCAATCTGTACGCCCGCTGGCAACACTTCGCCCCCACCAAAGCCGTAGTAATTGAGGCTGACAGGAATTTCATTCCCGCAAAGCCCCTTATGACGCGCGGTCAGTGTGACCACGCCTGCCGAAGATGAGGCAGTAAACGGCAGGGTCGGAACGGCATTGATGGCATCCTGGATACTGCTGGCAATCGTCGCGACGTTATCGCCGTTGGTCACCGGTGCCTGCACGCGGGTACGTCCCACATAAACATTCACCGTGCCGGTTTCGGTTGCCGCGCCGGTCACCGTCAGCGTAACTGTTGCCGCCGCGCCCGTGGATTCAGGAACGGCAATCACATACAGTTCACCAAACGGGTCGGTCTGGCGATAAGCCTCGACCATACGCGCCAGCTGACTTCCCGCACCACAAATCTGGCGTGCATAGTCTGCCGATGGCATCAGCACCAGACTGTTGGCAACAATCTCTGCACCGTTATTGGCATGACCAATCAGCAGCGATGCTCCGCTGTCCTGTGCAGTATTCGCAGCCTGGTTATCCATTTCCGCATAAAACAGCGGAACCAGCGTATTCGACGGAATGGTGTTAAAGCTTATCGTCATCGGTATTCACCTTTTTATTCACGCGCCGGATATCACCCGCTGCTTCACGGCGCAGCCAGTAGTTGTTCTCGTCAACATTTCGCCCTTCGGCGGGCAAAAGGTCGCCGCGGGCAGGGTCAGGAACTGACCGCCCTTTAACAGGTTTCACAAACATGAAGATTCTCAGGTAGGAAGGGTTATTTCGGTGTGATGTTCGATATCGCCGTCAGGCCCGTTACCGGGATCGAGATAATCAACATCAATCGCCAGCGTTCGCAGTTCATCCAGACTGTTCAGGTCATCCTGCTGGCGGGTATCGTCTTCGGTCAGCTCGCTGATGACCGAAAAATCGAACTGATAAATCAGCTCATGACGATTCAGATCCAGCAGCGTGCCGCCGTCATAGGTAATCGGGTTACCGCACGCCTCCGGGTTCCAGCCCAGCAGAGCCTTAAAGAGCATCTGCCGGACATCGTCCACCACATCATACGAGGCAAACTGACCGCGCTCATCACGCCCGTTACTCAGTATGACAACCACGGAGAAACCCTCTTTCAGCTCCTGCCAGTAGTCGGTCTGGCTTTTGTTTTCTCCCGGAGAATCATCACCCGGTACCACATACGCCGCCGGGAGTCTCAGCTTTCCGACCTCCGGCAGATTTTTGAACTGTGCCGCGCCTGCCACCCGGTTTTCAAAATACGGACAGCGGGCACGCAGTGCAGCAATAACGGGCGTCAGTTTCATCTGTGTCGTCGCTCCGGCTTCAGTGATTTACGCAATTCCCGCGCCAGAAAATAGCGTGTCCAGCTGCGGTTCTTTTCAAGAGTTTCCACCATGAAGTTATTACGTGGAGCCAGTCGCCAGCCGCTGCCACCGGATGCACCACGATGATGGCCGCGACGACGCTTTGCCCCTCGCCTCACGCCATAGAACAAAAAAGCCGGATAAAAATCACCGGTGATACGGCGGTTTCCCTCTCCATTACGCTGGTTAGGGGCTATACGTGCCATAAAACCAGGGCGATGTTTACTGGCTCTGGGTACCATGTAACCAATTGAACGAGCCAGGCGTCCGGTCTGATAACCGGGGTTTTCACCCGGTGCCGACCGCGCACGGCGCATCACCAGCCGACGGGCATCACGCATATGACGCTGACCAATCGTGACAAACGCCCGCCGGACACGGGCGCGGTTAAAGCGCATCTCCGCGGGCTGCTGAAAATCAACGTGCAAAAAGGAAGTCGTCATTGTTGCCTCCGTGACTCTGCCTACATTCGCCCAGCTCCGTACACTCCAGCAGCAGAAAGCGCCGCGCCCCGTTCAGATCGCGCTGACGTTTCACCCGGTACACACTGTCACCGCAGACCACCTCATAATCAGCGGTGATCCCCCGGCGGTAACGAATGGTGATGTAATGGGTGATGGCGTCCCCGGTCTGCGCGGTTTCCTGCCAGGTGGTGGCACTGGTCTGGATAACCTTCGCCCATGTCCGGAACGTAACCGGGTATTGAGGCTCCACGCCAAAGTTATCCGCGGGCATATCCACCCGCTGGCGGATCAGGACGCGTTTATTCAGTTCACCGGGGTCCGGCAGAATGTAGGTTGCGCTGGTCTGCGCCTGACGAATTTTCATTGCGGGAAATACCTGTACGGGCCGACAAGCCAGTTAAAGCTCATTGGCAACTCCATTTTCTCAACGTCTGTAACCGACGAGCGATTTTCGTAAAAATGGCTGATAAGCATCAGCATCCCCAGACGAATATCATCCGGCAGGTGCAGCCCGTCCGGATCGCTGTCCGGAATGGTTTCATCCGGAGAATAGAGCTTCCGGTTCAGATACGTTTCCGTCCGCTTTTGCGCCGCACAGGCCAGCAGTTGCAGATGGCGGTCATCAGCATCGAAATCCTCATCCAGCCGGAGTTGGGCTTTAATCTCTTCCATTGTCAGAAGCATACTCAGCCCTCTTTACTGGTCGTGGCTTTTTTCTCTTTTGTCGCTTTACTGCTTTTTGCACTGGTTCCGCGCTCTGCTAACCCGGCCTGAAGTGCAATCTCCTGCACCCGGGCAGGAAGCGCCCCGTCGTCATACTCACCGGCCCGAATGACCTCAACACGCATACCGTCCGGTGACCATTTCAGATCTTGTTTCAGGATCATGATTCTTCACCCGTCAGAACAGGGGGCGCGGTTCCGCGCCCCTGAGTGATTACGCCGCTGCAATCTTCAGCAGTTTGATGGCCTGCGAATCGACCAGCATGCCGCCGGTGCGCTTGGTGGTATAAAAACCGACAAACGGTTTATTGGTGTACGGATCGCGAAGAATGCGGGTACCGATACGGTCAACGATGGTGTAACCCCGTTTGAAGTTACCAAATGCAATGGCTTTCGCATCCGCGGCAATATCCGGCATCTGCTCGTTTTCAGCGATACCGTAACCCGCCAGAGAGGATGGCTGCCCCGGTTCCAGCCCCGGACGCCACAGATAGTTACCCTCGGTGTCTTTCAGCAGACGGATGGCAAACAGGCTGTTGTTGTTCATCATGAACTTCGCGCCAGTGCGGTGTGCCTTACGC